TCACCAGCCGATCCCTCCGTTCGACGATCTCACGGTAATATTCAGAACTGTGGCTGCGCATACGGGCCACCAGCAAAGGCGGCATCGCCTTTTCGATCGCCGGTAACAGAGCCTGCATTTTTCAACAGCATCAGGGGTGTCTTTATCCAGCCAACGGAAAATTTTCTGGGTATTACGGGCCAGGGCTTCCGGATGGCTGTCGTCATACAGTTCCGGGAACGTCATTCCCAGCTCGAAATACGCTTTGGTAATTTTCGCAGCCGGCACTTTTTCGCCGTCCGGATGCGCCCAGACATTCATCGCCATGCGGATGTGTTCATGCTTGATTTTCATGAATCAAGCTCCTAGAAAGTGGTTGTGTTAACGTTTTGGTATCTTCCAGCTCGGGCCAAATATTCATCCAATCAAAAGGCCTTAGTTGCTGACGTGTAACTTCACCATTACTGGCTCGCTCAATAAGGACACATAACGATGCCCCTAACACTTGACCTTTACTCAATGCCTTTCTTAGATAACCGATGCTGGTACCACACTCGCATGCAAACATACGCTGTTCATCTGACGAAAGAGAATTGAGAAATATTCTTAATTCTTCCATAGCTACTCCTTAGTAAACACAGCAAAGAATACCCGCAGGTAAACAAAAGCCAATACCCACAGGTTGTTTACCTTGCGGTAATCGCATCTATTATTTACCTATGGACAAATATGAATTTAGACGACAGCAACTCATCAAAATTCGTGATGAGAAATGCGATGGTAAAGCGGTTAACGTGGCCAGAAAGATCGGGCGCGAGCCTTCTTATGTATCAAGAATGTTGTACCCAGAGGGGAAAAAGGGAAAAAAACGGATCGCTGATGATATGGTGGAGATTATCGAAGAGTCCTTTGGGTTACCCCGGGGATGGATGGATGGTATCGTTTCATCATCAACGAACACAGCCTCCAGTTATGAAACAAGGGTTCTAACGCCACGACAACGTATTTTTTTAGATCTCTTAGACGAACTGCCAGAAAGTGAAGCGGATAAATTATTAAAAACTCTTGAAGAGAAAAAACAGTATTACAATATGATCTACGAAGAAATCCGTAAAAAGAAAGCACAAAACGCATCATAGCTCACCAAACAACTAGTCACCAGTTAAGACACCGCAAAAATTTACCCATAGGTATTTGCTTTTTAAATACCTATGGGTATCCTTCTTTTCATACCAACCCACCCCGCCCCACAGAATGCAGGGCAATACTTCGAGTTACCAGGCAGTGGTCAGGGGTTAAGTAGCCAGCCCGAGGCGTAAGAACATGACGGCAGGGTTCAACTTTAATAACTATGCAGCAGGTTTTTGTTCCGCTACCCCGGCGTTAAGGGGAAATGAGGTCAACATGGATATGCTCAATCTTGGCAACAACGAATCTCTGGTATGTGGCGTGTTCCCCAACCAGGACGGCACGTTTACCGCGATGACGTATACCAGAAGCAAAACGTTTAAAACTGAAGCTGGCGCGCGTCGCTGGTTAACCAGAAACACTGACTGATGAGGTTGACGATGGAATTTAAAGATTTACCAGTACCATTCCAGGAAATGGCATCGAATGTGGTTCGCTCTCAACTGGCGACTCTTGACCTGAGTACCGTAGAAAAAGAAACCATCGATACTATATCCGGTAACGTGCGTCGTGCCTTTATAGGTCTGTATGAAGAGAAGCGCCTATTCGGCGGACAAAATTCGCCTGAAAACAAGAATCAAGCAAATGATGAGAAGCTGAAACACATTATCGCCTTACTTTTGGAAGACGCAAAACGTCTACAGCAACTGGAACCAAATGCAGGCACAGAGGCCCGCATTTGGATTGCCATGAAATCACTCAAATGTGAAAGCAGTGATTATTTCAAAACAACAATTAAAACTACTCAACTTTCGGGAGAGCTACTGAAGAAATTGCCATAAGAGCATGGTCTTTCTCTTGTTCTGCAAGATGAGCATTAATACCTGGTATGGTTTTTTCAAATTTATCTATCTGTTGAATAACAACTTCGCGGTATACGTTTGTTTTTGTACCACCAAGCGCAGCCGTTAATGCAGAAAGCATATTTAGTATCATATCAGTGCGATATGAAAGAATCCTGATAGCTTCATCTTGTTTTTCAATAATAGATTGCAGGGCCTCAATTTGCTTTTTATCCATTTCACCCTCCTGAGGGTTGGTAATTAAGGAGTTCTCCACGGGTCAGGTGGAGTGCGTGCGCCGGACACGGGTGAACATCCGGCACTGACAGTTTACTGAAAGGATATGTCCCTGAAAAGTCAGGGCATAACGCGAAAGCGCACGGCAAAATTGGTCTCTCTGTACGGTGTCGTTAAATTTAGTTCGACCGTGCGCTTCCGGTTGTGGCACTCCGCGAAATGGCGCGGCGGTAAGTATGGCGGGGTTATTCCTTCCCCGTTGAGGACACCGGGTTGTCAGGTTGACCATACGCTTAAGCGACAACCCCGCTGCAACGCCCTCTGTTATCAATTTTCTGGTGACGTTTGGCGGTATCAGTTTTACTCCGTGACTGCTCTGCCGCCGTTTTTAAAGTGAATTTTGTGATGCGGTGAATGCGGCTGAGCGCACGCGGAACAGTTAAAACCAAAAACAGTGTTATGGGTGGATTCTCTGTATCCGGCGTTAATTGTTAACTGGTTAACGTCACCTGGAGGCACCAGGCACCACATCACAAAATTCATTGTTGAGGACGCGATAATGGAAACGTTATTACCAAACGTTAATACGTCTGAAGGTTGTTTTGAAATTGGTGTCACTATCAGTAACCCTGTATTTACTGAAGATGCCATTAACAAGAGAAAACACGAACGGGAGCTATTAAATAAAATATGCATTCTTTCAATGCTGGCCCGTTTACGTCCGATACAAAAAGGATGCTGGCAATGAATACAGCATTTGCACTTGTTCTGACAGTTTTTCTTGTTTCCGGAGAGCCAGTTGATATTGCAGTCAGTGTTCACAGGACAATGCAGGAGTGTGTGACTGCAGCAACCGAACAGAAAATTCCCGGTAACTGTTACCCGGTCGATAAAGTTATTCACCAGGATAATAACGAAATCCCGGCAGGTCTTTAAAACAGTTCCGTAATAAACATCCGGTTTCATTCTTATATGCCAGCAATGGCAGGGATTTGTTCACCCTTAAATCTGTAATGAGGTAAAACAAAATGAGTAAAGTCTTTATTTGCGCTGCTATTCCTGATGAACAGGCCATAAAAGAAGATAGCGCTGTTGCGGTGGCCACTGCCATTGAAGCTGGTGATGAGCGTCGCGCACGCGCAAAATTTCATTGGCAATTTCTGGAGCAATTCCCTGCAGCTCAGGACTGCGCTTATAAATTTATTGTCTGTGAGGATAAACCCGGCATACCCCGCCCTGCCCTCGATTCCTGGGATGCTGAATATATGCAGGAAAACCGCTGGGATGAGGAGTCTGCTTCCTTTGTCCCGGTTGAGACTGAATCAGATCCGATGAACGTCACTTTTGACAAGCTGGCCCCTGAAGTACCGAACGCTGTCATGGTTAAGTTCGACACATGTGAAAACATCACCGTTGATATGGTTATTAGCGCACAGGAATTGTTGCAGGAAGACATGGCAACATTCGACGGACATATCGTTGAAGCGTTGATGAAAATGCCAGAAGTTAACGCCATGTATCCGGAGCTTAAGCTGCATGCCATCGGGTGGGTTAAGCATAAATGTAAGCCTGGTGCCAAATGGCCCGAAATTCAGGCAGAGATGCGCATCTGGAAAAAACGTCGCGAAGGTGAACGCAAGGAAACCGGAAAATACACGTCTGTTGTTGATCTCGCCCGCGCCAGAACCAATCAACAGAACACTGAAAATTCAACAGGAAAAATCAGCCCGGTCATTGCTGCCATTCATCGCGAATACAAGCAGACATGGAAAACACTGGATGACGAACTGGCCTACGCTCTCTGGCCTGGTGATGTGGATGCCGGAAACATTGACGGCAGCATCCATCGCTGGGCAAAAAATGAAGTTATCGACAACGACCGCGAAGACTGGAAGCGTATCTCGGCATCAATGCGCAAACAGCCTGATGCCCTTCGCTACGACCGCCAGACTATTTTTGGCCTTGTCCGTGAACGTCCGATCGACATTCACAAAGACCCTGTGGCACTGAACAAATACATTACTGAATACCTGACTACAAAGGGCGTGTTTGAAGATGAAGGAAGAAATCAGAGCGCAACTGATACTCTCTCGTCGCCAGTACCAGAAACTGATGCAGTGGAAACGGCAATTCCGGACAACGAAAAAACCGAATGCAAAGTGGAAGTCGAACCATCTGTAGAGCGTGAGGGGCCGTTCTACTTCCTCTTCACCGACAAGGATGGCGAAAAATACGGTCGCGCAAACAAACTTTCTGGTCTGGATAAGGCGCTGGCTGCCGGGGCTACTGAAATCACGAAAGAAGAATATTTCGCCCGCAAAAACAGTACATACTCAGGTTCACAACAAAATACTGGTGCATCTGACACGACCGCACAACCAGAGCCGGTAAAAGTTACCGCTGACGAAGTAAACAAAATTATGCAGGCAGCCAATATCAGCCAGCCTGACGCCGATAAGTTGCTTGCTGCCTCTCGCGGAGAATTTGTTGCAGGGATTAGCGACCAGAATGATCCGAAATGGGTGAAGGGGATTGAAACCCGCGATTCAGTGAATCAGAACCAGCAAGAAACGGAACAGAACGGCCAGAAAGCGGAACAAAACAGCCCAAATGCGTTACAAAACGAGCCAGAAACGAAACAGCCTGAACCAGTGGCGCAACAGGAAGTGGAAAAAGTCTGCACCGCCTGCGGTCAGACCGGCGGCGGCAACTGCCCTGATTGTGGCGCGGTGATGGGCGACGCAACATACCAGGAAACATTCGATGAAGAGTATCAGGTTGAAGTTCAGGAAGATGATCCGGAGGAAATGGAAGGCGCTGAACATCCACACAAGGAGAACACTGACGGCAATCAGCATCACGATAGCGATAATGAAACTGGCGAGACGGCAGATCACTCAATTAAGGTGAACGGTCATCAAGAAATCACATCCACCAGCAGGACGTGTGACCATCTAATGATCGACCTTGAAACCATGGGAAAAAATCCTGATGCCCCGATTATCTCAATAGGTGCAATATTTTTCGATCCGCAAACCGGAGATATGGGACCGGAATTTAGTAAGACTATCGATCTGGAAACTGCTGGCGGGGTCATTGATCGGGACACCATTAAATGGTGGCTTAAGCAATCACGCGAAGCGCAATCTGCCATTATGACCGATGAAATCCCGTTAGATGATGCACTGTTACAATTGCGGGAATTTATCGACGAAAACTCCGGTGAATTTTTTGTTCAGGTCTGGGGAAATGGAGCCAACTTCGACAACACGATTTTGCGCCGTTCATACGAACGGCAGGGGATCCCCTGCCCGTGGCGTTACTACAACGATCGCGATGTACGCACAATCGTTGAGCTGGGGAAAGCCATAGACTTCGATGCCAGAACGGCTATTCCATTCGAAGGTGAGCGCCATAATGCACTTGATGACGCCCGTTACCAGGCAAAATACGTTTCAGTTATCTGGCAAAAACTGATCCCGAATCAGGCTGATTTTTAATGTTCAACCCCGGTCGTTGCCCACCAGCTATAGTGGCGGCGACCATGATTAGCGAACGACGCTCATGGCAAGACTTATTCTGCTCACTGAGTGGGCAAAAGAGGAATTCAGTGAACCGGTCCCAACTCCGAGTACGTTAAGTAAATACGCTAAAGCCGGAATGATATTTCCTCTCCCCAAAAAAGTTGGAAGACGCTGGCGAGTGGATCCGCAAGCTCGCTTTGTCGGAATGGTAAACAAGCCGGAGGTGATCGCCACAGATCACCCTGCTTTGAAGAGGATACTGGAAGATGGCGCGCCCGCGAAAATATAAAACCGATGTTCCGGGATTATCTCCGTATTTTGACAAAAGAAATAACAAAGTTTACTGGCGTTACAGGCATCCCATAACAGGCAAAAATCACGGTCTCGGCAGTATTGACCAGAAACTGGCAGAAACTATTGCAGCAGAAGCGAACAGCCGTCTTGCCCGGCAGCAAATGGAACAAATGCTCAGTCTGCAGGAGAAAATTATTAGTGATACCGGCGGTTCATCAACCGTTACCATTTTTCTGAATAATTACAGAAAAATTCAACAGGAAAGATATGAAAACGGCGAGATCAAACTCAACACGCTGAAACAGAAAGCGGCCCCTCTCAGGGTATTTGATGAACGTTTTGGCACCAGACCGTTAGATGCCATAACCGTAAAAGATGTGGTATCAGTACTGGAAGAGTACAAGGCCAGAGGACATAACAGAATGGGACAAATTTTCAGGAAAGTACTGATCGATGTTTTCCGGGAAGCTCAGCAAACGGGCGATGTCCCGCCAGGCTTTAACCCTGCAGAATCGGCAAAAAAACCGCAGGTGCGGATATCAAGACAGCGACTGACTTTTGATGAGTGGATGATGATTTATAACGCAGCGGAAAAGGATGGTTACTTTTTACAGCGAGGTATGCTGCTGGCACTGATGACAGGCCAGCGCCTTTCAGATATTTGCAAAATGCAATTTTCGGATATCCGGGATGGTTATCTTCATGTCGAACAGCAAAAAACAGGAACCCGGATTGCCATCCCTCTGGCTCTGCGTTGCGATAAATTAAATCTCACCCTGGATGATGTGGTGTCATCCTGCCGCGATTGCGTTCTTAGTCCGTGGCTATTGCACCACCATCACGCGAAAGGGACAGCTAAGCGCGGCGGGATGGTTAAGCCAGCAACATTAACCGTTGCATTTAAAAAAGCCCGGGATTCTGTGGATTACAACTGGCGTGCTAATGGCACCCCTCCCTCTTTCCATGAGCAGAGATCTTTATCAGAGCGATTGTTCAGAGAGCAGGGGGTTGATACCAAAATTTTGCTAGGCCATTCGAATCAAAAAATGACCGATATTTACAACGACGCACGCGGTAAGGAATGGAAAAAACTGGTCATTTGA